GATCTCGTCGAGATATGTTATGATATGATGACACAATCTCGTCTAGATGTTATAAGATGTGATGTGTCTCGTCTAGATATGAGACTCGTCTAGATGTTATAAGATGTGATGTGTCTCGTCTAGATATGAGACTCGTCTAGATGTTATAAGATGTGATGTGTCTCGTCTAGATGTTATAAGTATAGACGAGATCTTATGGTATGTCAAGTCTCGACGAGATTTTGTGTGGGTTTGGGGATTTTTCGGGTCGTGTGTTGACATATTTGAGTTCTTATGGTATGTTCGCTAAGGTTGCTATAAGAATTGACATTTATAAGAACTCAAAGAACTTATAAGTTTTCCACACAAATACATTAGTTTTCCACAGGTTTTCCACAGTTAAATAAAAAACATTAATATATTTTACAAAATACAACTGAAATATGTTGAAAATATAACATTTTAACCAATATAACATTATATACAATACTTAAAGTATTATATACAATATATAAAGATAGAATATACTGTATTACTTAATGGCACGAGGAATCATTTATCTTATCATTAACAAACAAAACGGTTATAAGTATGTTGGTCAGACTACTCAAGGAATGAATAAAGAGTGGAAGCAACATATACAAGATTCATTGAGAATGTCATTAGAACCATTACATTATGCTATGCGTAGATATGGTAATCACAATTTCACAATTAAAGAGATAGATGAATGTGATGAAAGTTTATTAGATGACAAAGAAAAATATTGGATAAAACATTATAATACCCTTGAGAATCAAAAAGGATATAATACTAAAACAAAAAAGAAAACAATTACAACTGAAAAAGTTATAAAAACGAAAGTAGAACCTTGGAATGAATTAACAAATCAAACCAGAGGTAATGGAAAACATTCTGGTCTTCTTATTCGTGGTAAAAATTTAGAAACTGGTATATGTACCGATTATGAGAACGCACGTATGGCAGCATTATCCATTACTGGTAATGCAAATAGAAACAGTAATATTTTACTTGCAGCAAAAAAAGGTGGAACTGCATATGGACACAAATGGGAAATATTAGAAGAAAAATCTAAAAAGAAGTCTGTATTTTCTGTATATAAAAAAACAGGAGAATTTGGTTCCCAATATGAATCTATTGCAGAAGCAATCCGTTTAGTAGGAGATTCTGGTAGAGGTGCAGGATTGATTAAAAGTTTACGTAATCCTGGAAGATACTCATGGAAAGGATATTATTGGTTTTTTGTTTCAGGCAACTCTTTACGTACTTTTAAATAATTTGGATTATAACCTTGTGAGAGATAATAAGAAATAAGATAATCACAGTGCTCTTTTGTAAGAGAATGTGCGGATTCTTCAATTAAATCCCATCCAGTGGAAAACTCATATTCAATACGATATAATTGTATCATGTGGTAAATGCCTCTATAATTCCGGATTCATAATCATCTTGTAGTTTAAACTTTTGTGCTTTGACTACTGATTGCATAATTCTGTCATTGTATTCATCATCAAACTGACTTTCATTAGATAGAAGTTCAAATGCTTCATTGTCTGTTTCTGCAATTAGATTAATGAGTCCACCATATTCACTTGAAGGAAAAGGAGCCCAGTAATCAATAATATAAAGATATTTCATAGGATTAAAAAAATAAATTAACAAGCAAAAGTAAGTCCGCCTATGGAAGCACCAAGTGCGGTTGGCCATCCTCTATTTGAAGGATTGGCAAGAGCATTTCCAATAGCACCACCAAGTATTGTACCAAATAATGTTCTTGTTGGATTACAGTTTGGATTTGTATATCTTCCATAATATCTTCTTGGTGTGTATCCGTATTGATTATAATTATATCCACAAGGAACATTATAGGATTGTGTATAGACACTCCCTGGAGTATAATTTCCGTAAGAATCATAGACACCAGGAACATAGACTTCCCGGTATTGAGTACATACTCTGTAAGTATTAATCTGTTGAGATAATACTGGAGTTGGTAAAAATAAAAGAGAAGCAAGAAGAAAATACTGTTTCATTCTTCATAAATTCTACACTCTAATGCATCAGGGTGACTGTCACAATAGAGTTCAAGTGCTGTTGGGTCATGTGAATCATCTGGATGCCTCTTTTGATATTCTTCAAGTGCTGTGAGTTCTTCCGCAGTATGTCTACGCATCTGGGGAGAAATGGATGCATCATCCAGAATTTCTTTATCTCTTTGAATATGTGAATGAATGTCTGGCATAAAATTGTTATTTTCTGGGTTAGTGTTAGTATTATTTATTTTTTGATCTCCTTTTCCTTCCAGTGTTCTTACAAATAATTCGGAGAACAATTCCATTTTTTCTGGTGTTACAGTGAAAGGAGAATCTTGAATTGCACCGTTTAATGCATTGAGTTCATTCCATTCTTCTTTTGTAATGTCTTTCATTCTTTGAGTGAAAAGAGTCATTAGAATAAATCCCCAAAAAAGTTGTTATCTTTTTTCATCATGTCCTCAATTTTATCTGTCATTTCTTCTGTTTTCATAAGATAATCAATCGCAGTCATGACCTCTGCTATTTGTTTGTTAATGATTGGTTTTTCACTTCGTGCTGCGTGTGATAATGCAGACCTTAGATTTCCTTGTGCTTCTTCTAAGAAGTCTTTAACATTTGGTGAGAGCATGATTTGTAAGTATTTGAATAAGTTCTTGTGTTTTTTCTGGTCCTAAGATAATTTCTTCAAAATCTCCGTAAATTGATCGTTTTCCAAAGATATAAGAAATTGCATTTACAATTCTTTGAAAGATTGGTAATGGTGTAAGATGAATGGAAACATACACATAACCTTCTTCATCATTGGATACAATCATCATATGACTATGAGACTCACATTCGCAGAGAAATAAATCATTCATTTTGATTTCCTACAGTTTCTTTCCATGCAATTTTGAATTTTTCATTAAATTCAGTGAGGTAGTATTCAAGATATTCATGTGCAGCACTGATTAGATTTTCTACCTTATCATATTGTTTTTCATCTAATCTATTCATTGCACAATCAAGAATTTCACGAGCAGACACAATTTTTACACTCACCATCTCCAGATCGTTCATTGCGTTCCACATTTTGTTTTCCATAATTTTGAATTTCCTCTTTGATTATGTTAGAGATTTCTTCTGATGTAAGATTGTTTAAAAAGTTCCAATTTGGGTCATCACGATTCCAATTCATCGTGAAACTTCCATCTTTATTCTGTGTGATCTGAAGATCTTGGTTTTGGTTGATTGCAGACATTGCAGTAATAAGAAAATCCGGACTTAAAGAAGTTTACTGTTTGATAGTGGGTTTTGTCAAGTGGTTTTTCTTCACCACATTTACTACACTTCCTTTTTGTATTTTTTTCTAACTTTTTTGAGTTCTTTGAGTTCCATTTTAATATTTTGGTAAGCAGTTTCTTCACTTATTTTTCCTCCCATTTCCATTGCACATATAACATCCACTCTGGAACCAAAATGTGCAAGTGCTGACTCAAGTTCATTTAGATCTTCATACATCGTAGTTAATTTTACAGTGCTCTGTAATAATATCTATGCGACGATCAACTGCATCAATGGAATTTGAAAGTTCATACAAAGAGTTGGATGTTTCAATATTTTCTTCTTCCAGTCTTTTAATATCCAGAAGCATACAATCCAGTTTTTCTTCTATGATTTTCACTCTTTCTAAGATTTCTGCTCTTACACTATTATCCTTGTCTTCCATTTCATAATTTTTTAGAAAATTAAACATGATTAAACTCCGATTGATTTAAGGTAATTTTGATATCTCATAAATCTGGTTAATGATACTGGTTGATTTAAACTTCTACAACATTCTTGATATGATAGAAATTCATACCATGGTGTTGTAGAATCAAGTGTCGCAAATCCATATGGGTTTTCTTTCTGGAGATCTAACATAATTGTCTTTTACCCAAGGTTTTGTATTTAGATATTTTTGATAGGCAGTCACATCATCAATGGTC